GGATTATTGGCACAATGGAGTTCGAGCGAACAAAAAGAAAGAAGAAGCAAGACAAAAAATGATCATGAACGACAATTTTTTAATACTAAGAGTGAGAGAACACGACTACAACAAAGATCCCCAATCTCAAATTCGAGCATGTCTGAACTTTCTGACAGAGTAGAAAGAAAATTTGTAAGATCAATTAATGTTTCTGATTGGGAAGTCTCATCAGATTCTGGTTGGGTTCCAATTACACATATCCATAAAACAATTAAATATAAAGAATGGGTAGTAAAAACGATAAGTGGTAAAAAATTAATTTGCGCTGATGATCATATAGTTTTTGATGCTTATGGAAATCAAACATTTATTAAAAACCTTAAACCAAATAGTACAAAAATATTAACTGAGAATGGTCCTGAAACTGTAATTAGTGTGTATGAAACTGATAAAGAATCAAACATGTTTGATTTGACAGTTAATTCTAACGATCATAGATTATATACAAATGGAATATTGAGTCATAATACAACCACCGTTGTGGCTTATCTTCTTTGGTATGTTCTTTTCAATGAGGATAAGTTTGTCGCTATTCTAGCTAACAAAGCTAAAACCTCAAGAGAAATTCTAGGAAGAATTCAACTTGCTTATGAAGCATTACCTTTATGGTTACAACAGGGCGTGAAAGAATGGAACAAAGGTTCTATTGAACTTGAAAATAATTGTAGGATTTTGGCTGACTCTACATCATCGTCTGCTGCCCGTGGTTATACAATCTCATTCCTATATCTTGATGAGTTCGCATTCGTCCCTAATAATGTCGCAGAAGAATTCTTTACCTCAGTCTATCCAACAATCACCTCAGGTACGCAATCTAAAATTCTAATTTCTTCTACTCCTAATGGTATGAATCACTTCTATAAAATGTGGAAGGAGGCTGAGGATAAGATTAATGGATTTAGAACTATTGAGGCTAACTGGCGTCAAGTTCCAGGAAGAACTGAGCAATGGGCACTAGAACAGAAAAAAGTTCTTGGCGAACAGAAGTATCTTCAAGAAATGGAAACATCATTCTTGGGCAGTGCTGGAACCTTGATTAGTGCTGCTGCTCTTAAGAATTTAACTTTCGATAGACCAATTAGGAAGATGTTAGATGGTCTAGAAATATATGAGGAACCAATTGAAGGTCACTTTTACGTTACTGTTGTCGATGCTTCTAGAGGACAGGGATTGGATTATTCAGCTTTCGTGACTTTCGATACTTCTATTGAGCCATTTAAAATCGTCGCAAAATATAGAAATAATACAATTTCTCCAATGCTTTTCCCGAACGTAATTGTACAATCAGCTAAATACTATAATGATGCTTACTTGGTGATCGAGAACAACGACGTTGGAGCACAGGTTGCGGATATTACATTCAGTGATCTGGAATATGATAATATGTTCCACGGTGAAGAATCTAATGGTAGGTTCAATCTCACTCAAGGTAGAGCAAAACAGCTTGGTGTGAAAACTACAAAAAGAGTTAAACGTCAGGGATGTAATGCTCTAAAAGAAGTTATTGAGAATGGTCGATTGAATGTTCAAGATTTTAATATAATTGAAGAATTGTCGACTTTTATATTAAAGAAAGACGGAACCTATGCTGCTGAGGAAGGTTCTCATGATGATTTGGCGATGTGTTTAGTATTATTTGCTTGGTTGACGTCTCAGGCTTATTTCAAAGATCTAACGAATTTTGATATAAGAAAGAAACTTTATGAAGAGAAAATGAGGCAGATTGATGATGAATTGCCTCCTTTACCTGCGACATCTATAGATTTGATTGAAAATCCCAAATATTTTCACAGTCAGGGAATGGTCTGGGAGACAGTTGAGGCTGGGGATGATCCTTCTATAGCATCAACCTATCGAAATTGGTTGAGCTAACCTACAACATTTGGTTTTTATAAATATAAAAGAATAACAAAACTCCGCCTATATCTTTAGGAGAATAATATGGCAATTCAAGTTTCACCAGGCGTCGCCGTTTCTGAAGTCGATTTGACAACTTCTGTACCAGCAATCTCAACCTCAATCGGTGGATTTGCAGGTGTTTTTAATTGGGGTCCAGCAAACACTCCAGTTCAAATATCAAGCGAAGTTCAGTTGAATAATACTTTCGGCAACCCAGACAATAATACAGCTGTTTCATTCTTTACAGCTGCCAACTTCCTATCATATTCTAACAATCTTCAGGTTGTTAGAGCGCAAATGCACAATGCAAATAATGCAACTGCTAGTGGAGTTCTTTCGCCTCCTATTCCAAATGATAGTTTCTATTTCGACAACTATTTTCAAGGAAGCGGAGAAGTTGGTAATCCTTGGGCAGCAAGATACATGGGATCGCTCGGTAATTCTCTACAAGTTATTGTTTGGTCTGCTAATAACTGGGCTACTGATGTTGCAGGGTCAACCCCAACTACAGAATTTGCTCGCAAATTCGATTATGCCCCAACAACATCCCCATATGTCGCTCAGTTGAATCCTAGTGCTGCTGGAAATGTTAATGATGAGATTCATATTATGGTTGTTGATGCAACTGGCGCAATCAGCGGATATGCAAATACGGTTCTAGAAAAATATCAGAGCCTATCTGTTCTTTCTGACGCAACAGCTCCAGATGGATCAAGCAACTATTACAAAAATGTAATCTATAGCAAATCAAAATATATTCACTGGTTAGGCATCCCGCAAACAAATACAGCAAATTGGGGCAATACTACAACAGCAGTATTGGAACAATATGTGAACACTTCTGTTGATCCAATTGGATTAGACGTTAGTGTGAATAGTATTATGTTGATGGGAGGTACAAATGGTACAATAGGCAATAACGATGATGTATCATCTGCGATCGTTAATGCAATATCATATAACTTATACGATCCTGAAAAGATCGATGTTTCATTGCTTATGGCAGGAAATTCTGATGCAAATGTTATTGGAGAGATAGTAGATGCCGCTACAAATAGAAAAGATTGTATTGCATTCTTCTCACCAGATCTAGCCAACACACAAAATACACAAGGTGCTGCTAGTGCAATTGTAAATTACGTTAATACCTTAGATGTGTTCTCGTCTTATGCAGTTTGCGATAGTGGCTGGAAGTATCAATATGACAAATACAACGACATCTATCGTTGGGTTCCATTAAATGGAGACATTGCTGGTCTTTGTGCATATACTGACAGTGTTCAGGCTCCATGGTGGTCACCAGCTGGTTTAAATCGTGGTTCGATTAAGAATGTGGTTAAGCTTGCATTCAATCCAAATCAAACTGATAGAGATACATTATATAAAGCTGGCATCAATCCAGTAGTTTCTTTCCCAGGACAAGGAACGGTCTTGTTTGGTGATAAGACTCTATTGAATCGCCCAAGCGCATTTGATCGTATTAATGTTCGTCGCCTCTTTATTGTTCTTGAAAAGTCAATTTCTCAAGCTGCCCGCTCAACTCTCTTTGAATTCAATGATGAATTTACACAATCACAATTTGTTGCTCTCATTGATCCTTTCCTAAGAACTGTTCAAGCTCAGAGAGGAATTTATTCTTATAAGATCGTATGTGATTCGACAAATAATACACCAGAAGTAATTGACGCGAATAAATTTGTTGGTGATATCTACATTCAGCCTGCTCGCAGCATAAATTATATTCAGTTGAACTTTGTTGCAACCAGAACTGGAGTTGACTTTAGTCAAATCGTTGGACAGTTCTAATAAATAGATAAAATTCTAGGAGAATTAACATGGCTTTCAATGTAGATGTATTTAGATCCAACCTTTCTGGGGATGGAGCTCGTCCAAATCTATTCCAAGTTTCAATGACGCTACCAACTTTTGCAGGAACCTTTTCTGCTGGACAGAAGCTCACATTTATGTGTACTTCCGCTTCATTGCCAGGATCGACAATAGGACAAGTTTCAGGTTTGTACTATTTCGGTCGTGAAGTCAAAATTGCTGGTAATAGAACTTACCAAGATTGGTCAATCCAAATCATTAATGATGAGGATTTCTTGATTAGAAATGCGTTAGAAAAGTGGCACTATAATATTAATGGACCAACAAATAATCAAAGATCACCAAATGCAATCACAACCACTAGTGGTATTGGTTCATCTGGTTATGCAGTTAACGCTTCAGTACTTCAATTCGCTAAAACTGGTGGCTCTCCAATTAAGAGATATGACTTTGTTGGACTATGGCCAACTGATCTTGCTCCAATTGAATTAGCATGGGGCACTAATGATTCAATTGAAGAATTTGGTGTCACGTTTGCATATCAATACTGGACTACTCCACAAGTTACTGAGCCAAATGCTCTCTCGGGCACAACTGCTGCTCTTAATGATCTGACTGGAATTCGAGTTTGATTTATTGAATTGGGGAGAGAAATATTTCTCTCCCCTTTATTTTTAATATGAGGAAATTTCATGGCAATTAAGTTATTTGGGTTCAAGATTCTTCGTGGTGATGAAGAAGATCAACAGTTAGCACCTACACCAGTTACTCCCCAGTTAGAAGATGGTGCAATTAATATTCAGACAGGTGCACATTATGGCATCTATGTTGATCTTGATGGTTCATATAGAACTGAAGTAGATCTAATTACAAAATATCGCACAATGGCAATGCAACCAGAAATGGAAACTGCAATTGAAGATATTATTAATGAAGCGATTGTTCATGACAATCATGGACAGATTTGTAAAATAGTTCTAGACGATCTAAAACAACCAGATAAAATCAAATCTCTAATTCGACAAGAATACATGGAAATCATGCGACTTCTTGACTTCGATAATTTCGGAACAGATATTTTCCGCCGTTGGTATGTTGATGGGCGTTTATACTATCATGTCGTCATCGATCCAGAAAATCCAAGAGCTGGAATTCAACAGTTAATTTATGTTGATCCTCGACGCATTCGAAAGATCAGAAATAT